TGATACTATCTTTCCTAATCAATATTTCAATTATCAATATGAACCATACAAGATTATATCTTATGGTGGTGGTGGATTAGTTCCACTTGTATACCCTTACATCTTTGATAGTGAGATTGAGGTATTATCAGCATTCCCTTGTCCTAATTTCACGGGAAACACCTGTTTAACACCTCTTATAATTTCAGAAGAGTTTTACTTCTATGTTGATGGTGATTGTAGCCCTGGTGGAGGGGACAGAGTAGTTTACTTTATGAACTCATTTGGAACTTGGGACAGCTACAACTTTAGAGCAAAAGAAGATGTGGGTTATGGTATTGAAAAACAGATATACCAATCAGCACCTGAACTTTATTCTACAGGTTGGGATAGTCAGTCATTCTATGGTTGGAATAATAAGAGAAATGTGTGGGCACAGAATATCTCTCAATCAGGTGTTATCTACACATCATATATGCCTCAATCAGAAATGTTATGGTTGAGTGAGGAATTGTTCCAATCCCCCTCTGTTTATTTAATCGGTGATGATGGTGTCCCAATGCCAATCGTAATCACACAGACAGAGGTTGTAGTTCCAAACTACCAAATCAATTCCAACAAATACCAAATCAATATTGAGTATAAATCGGCTTACGATACCATTAGACAAAACCACGAATAACATATGATAGAATTATGGCTTCAATCAAACACGGATAGTGTTTGGTATTCGTTAGATACTGGTTCAGAAATGAGCATATCCATCAATAAAACCTTTGAGGATATTGAGGACTTTACAACCCGTATATCAACATACTCCAAGACCTTCCAAGTCCCTTTCTCACAGAAGAACAACAAGTTCTTTCAGTCGGTCTATAATGTGAATGGAAGTAATTTTGATGAGAGTGTTGTGGTAAACGCTGTTGTTAAATACGGAGGTGCTGATGTCTTTTTTGGTGAGAGTAGATTGACGAAAGTGGGTGTTGCGTTTAACGGGGGATTTTATGAATTGTTCTTAACACAATCATTACCTGACTTTGCCAATACCATTCAGGATAGAAAACTAACTGACCTACCATTTACCGATTTAACACACCCTTTAACTTACGATAATATTATTGAAACTTGGAATTATTCAGGTGGTTCATATGCGAACTACACAGGTATTACAGGGACAATCGTATATCCACTCGGTTTTTATGGTTATGATACCAACCAGTATTATGGTGAGTTTGAGACAGGAGCATCAGGGTTTACCAATAGTGGTAATCCTTTATCGGTAAATCAATTTGCGCCTTGGATAAATGTAAAATATCTTGTAGACCAAATCTTTGATTATGCTGGTTTTACCTATGATAGTTCGTTTTTTGATAGTCCATATTTTGAGGGTATATTCGCACTGGCAAAAACCCAACAAACGATGGGGGCATTTACCTCAAGTGCTGCCACAGAAAACGCCAATATCTTTAGTGTTAGAGATGATAGATACTATGTAGATTTTGCTGATGGAAACTACAATACAAATTACTTTAAGGGTTTCATTTTTAGACAAGAATTAAATGACCCACTCAATATATTTTCCCCCTCTATTTCATTCCAAAACAGAGGACACTTTTTTACCACAGCCGTATCAGGAACATACAAGTTCAAGTTCGGGTTTAACATCTCTGTAAGATATTCATATCTCCCTGCCACATATCTGAATGTTGCTATTAAAGATGTTGATGATGGAACAATCTATAATCAGATACAGGGTATTACCATTTTCAATTTATCAGCACCTACCATCGTTGGTGATGTCTACATAAACGCAACAATCCCTGCTGGTCGTAGGGTTGCTTTATATTACTCAAGACAAAACACAGGTGGAGACCCCAACGCAGAATTGTATATCAACTCGGCTTATTGGGAGTTATGGACTTCACCAATTATTTCAGCATCAGATAATGTCTTAATACAAAACAATCTACCAACAGAAATAACCTGTTTGGACTTCTTCAAGGGTATTGTCTCGTTGTTTAACTTGGTGGTAATACCACAGGGTGATAGAAACCTTTTGATTGAAAAATGGGACACTTATTATTCTCAAGGAATTGATAGGAACTGGTCTCAAAAATTAGATTTATCACAAGGGTTTGTTCTAACCCCAACCAATTCGTTGAAGAAAGAATATATTATAACTTACGCTGATAGTGATGACCGATATTCAATTATCAACAAACAAAGTAGAAACCAAAACTTTGGAACATTCAGATACATCAGTCCAACAGCATACCACAGCGGACAAGAGACAATCACAATACCATTCGCACCTTTACCGATTGCCACATTTGATGGGGAAACAGAAAGTAATATTCTAATACCACACATCTACACTTGGAACAGAGCAGCAGATACGATAGAGAATACCTATGAAATGTTAGGGTCTCAAATGAGATTAGGTTTCTTTAATGGTTTGATGGACGCAACAATTTCAGGTTCTTCTGTAAACATCTACATCTTGAGTGGGGCTACTTCAACACCACATACAAAGTATGGTGCGATTTCTCACTTGAGTGCTTATGAATATTTCCCATCAATATTCTCTGACTTGAATATTGGAAACCAGTATGATTACTGGCAGGCAGCAAACGACACTTATGTCGGTTATACCATTAACGATGTCTATAACGATTTTTGGACTAGCAGGATTGACCCATTATACGCAGATGATACAAAGATATTCTCAGGGACATTTAAGCTCACCCCAACGGAAATAAATGATATTCAATTTAACGATAGAGTATATTTCCAAAACGCTTGGTGGAGATTGTTGAATATGAACGATGCGGATATTACGAATGTAAACTTGGTGAAATGTGATTTCCTTAAATTACCATATGATATTGTTGAGGAAGATTTAATACCCCCAACTTACGAACAGGCGATAGAACCAATCATTCCAACACCGACAGGTTCAACATTCTCATACACACTATTCACATCAAACGACATATTGAATATGTGTAATGAAACCGCTGGTAGTTTATTTGTCTATTCTAACTGCGGTATTCTTTCAGCTGGTTGTAATGTATATTACGACACATCAGCATCAAACCCTGTTTCTGAAGGTATACTCCTAAAGGAAAGTGGGCAATCAACTATTTATCAAGTAGCGGAGAACGGATTACTCCAAAACTTTACAACCTGCTAATATATTATGGCTCAAAAAACTATTGCGATTGGTATTAAAATCTCTTCTGAAGGTGGGGATAAAGTAATCTCAAACCTTAAGGATTTAGAAACCGAATTAGGTTCTCTACAGACCAAGTTAAAAACTTTGGATTTTGGTAGCGCTGCCTTCAAGGAAACCACAACAAATATTCAGAAACTCAAAACCAAGATTGATGATATTGATAAGTCAACCGAAGGATTGGGGGCTGAAAAACGATTTAACGCAATCAACGCATCTGTTGGTATTTTAACTAGTTCAATCCAAATCCTATCAGGTGTTATTGGTATTGTTATTGCCGACACAGGAACTTTAGAACAAGTCCAAAGAGCTGAAGCAACCGCTATCGGTGTTCTTAATTCTGCTCTTGGTATTTTACAAATCCGTAGAGAGATTGCCGACCAACAACTAACCGCAGCAAAAGTTAAACAAGCTGCTCTTACATTCGCTACAAAAGTAGCCACAGCCGCACAGGTAGCATACAACGCAGTATTGGCAGCAAACCCCATCGGTTTAGTTATTGCTGGTGTTGTTGCTTTAACGGGGGCACTATATCTTTTATTCAGGGCAACAAGTGATGAAGTATCTGCGGAAAAGGAGTTAAACAAACAATTAGATATACAAACAAAGTTAAATCAAGAACTAGCAATTGAGGCTAAAAAAGTCGCACAAGAAAGTAAGATTGGTTTAACGATTTTAACGGATAGTGTAATACAAAGAAATCTTGAGTTAAAAACGATAGAGGACTTGAAGAAGGCATATCCTGGTTTCAACGCATTCTTGGATAAGAATAATGAACTTACCTCACAAGGTATTGAGTTCTTAAAGATACAAATTGCGTTAGAGGAAGCCCAAGCCAAACTTAAAGTATTAAGGAATAAGCAGATAGATTTAGAAATCAAAGGACAAACTGAAGTAAATGAGGTTTTAGAAGATAGTGAAACATTCTTGGGTAAATTATCATTACAAATCAGAGGAGGTCTACAACCTTTGGGGGCATACAATCAACTAACTAAAGATTTAGTCAATGCGGCAAAAGACGAAGAGAGAGAACTTAATGTGGTAAACTTTAGTATTGCCGAACAAGAACAAGCTGTTGATGATTTATTGGGTAAGATTGCTCCCCTTAATAAAAAATTGGAAGACCAAGTCAAAGCCGAAGAAAAAGTTGGTAAGGAAACAACCAAAACCACAGAGATTGTGGATAAGAGAAGAATTGCTATTGAAAATGAAATAAATGTAATCAATACACTACAAGGAACTCTAGAAAAATACGGACAAACAGAACTAAAAGTTCAATCAGAAATATTAGATAAACAGAAAGAAGTAATCAACGAACAAACCAGTTATCTACAATCTGTAGCCGATAAACTACAATCAGGTTCTAATAAGATTATTAAAGAATTACAAGAAACCTTCTTTAAGATTATTCCAAGTGAAAAAGAAGCTGAAGGATTAAAAGATGGTTATGATAAGTTATTCAAGGTTATTGATGAGAGCTTAAAGAGTGGTGAATTAGATTTAACTGAAATCACAGGATTTGGTAGTTTTATTGAGTTTGCTGAAAAAACATATCCAGGTATTTCAGAACAACTCATAAATGTAAACGAGGAAAGTAAGTTAGCGTTTATAGATTATTTCAAGACCCTTGAAGACAGAGCATCGGCAATTAAAGGGATTTATACTGGTATATCACAAGATGGTGAAAATATTACATTCACACCTTTCGCAGATAAAGAGGACTTAAAAAATCTTCGTGATATAGAAGAACTATATGCTAAACTATTATTGAATAGGTCTGTATCAGGTCAAAGAATTATTGATATTGAAGAACAAATAAATAATAGAGTTAGAAGCACAATTAAACTCGGTGTTGAAGGTTTAACAATCAACGAAAAATCAAAAAAGATAATTGAGGAAATCAACACACAAAAAAAATTAGTTGAGAGTGGTGATGAAAATACAAAGAAATTAGCGGCTGAAAGAATTACCGCATTAAATGAAGAGTTAAAATCTTTATCAAATATTACTAATGAAATTGCTAATCAAATTAAAAATAGTAGTGAGTTCGTAATTGGTTTGAGAAAAGTTGGTGATGAGGCAGAAAAGAATACCAAAAAGATTGAGGAAAATAAAGCCGCAATTGAAGCTCCAATTAAACCTGAAGCATTGGAAGGGATTAAAGATTATTTTGAGCAGAATGCTGATGGGTTCGCAACCATCTTCACAGACATATTCAACAACGCAGACAAATACCTTGAGAAGTTTGGTAAAGATGGTGTGATGGCGATTTTCGGTGGGGTTGAAGAAGGTATCAACGATATTGAAGGTAAGTCCCGTGAGGAGTTAGAAAAACTAGCATCATACTTAAGAATTGTTGGTGATGAGTTCGCTAATCAATTTGGAATAGAGGACAACCCATTTATCAAACTCTTAAATGAGATAGAAAAGAAATTAAAACAATTACCAACAGAAACTGAAGATAGTTTTACCAAAACTATTGAAAACATTAGAGAAGTTGCTGAAGTTGTATTAGAGGTTTTCAATGAGATTTTAGGTCAGATGAATACTTTAATAAATGCGCAAAACTCACTATTGTTAGAACAATTACAATACAAACAAGAAACCGCATTGGCTTTGATTGGTGAGGCAAATACGCAGAGTGAAAAAGAAAACAAAAAGATTGAGGCTGAAAGAACCGCAGTTCAGAAAAAGTTTGCTAAAGAAAGATTTGAGATTGAGAAAAAGGCAAGAATACAAGAACTACAATTCTCACTCGCAAGCGCACTATCAACAGGAGCAAACGCTGTGTTAAACGCATTGGCATTACAAGCACCACCACCAATTCCAATAATTTACGCAGGTGTTATTGGTGGATTGACGATTGCTCAAGCCGCTATCATCAGAGACCAAATCCAATTCACACAATCCAAAGCATTTGTGGGTAGACGAGGTGGTCTTATTATGGGTGAAAGCCACGAAGGAGCAAATGGTGGAGTTCCTGCTCTACTTGAAGGTGGTGAGTTCGTGGTAAATAAAGAAGGGGTTAGACAATTCGGTGATGTTATATCCCAAATCAATAATTCAACAGGGGGTCGTGCCCTGACGATTGATGATAGTAGAATAGTCCAAGCAATAGCTTCACAAAATACTGCCAACAAACAACCTCTTAAAGCATATGTATTGTATAACGACATACAAGATACAACTAAACTAAATCAAAAAATTACACAACTAGCTAGGTTGTAATTTAATACTATGAAAATATTTGAGCTTACGATTGACGAAGATGACGAAATGTCTGGTGTAGAATATTTGTCTTTGGTTAAAACACCCGCAACAGAAATCGCTTGGGAGGTATTCAACAATACCAAACCCCATAGTTGTTCTGTTGAAGGTGCTGACTTTTCCAAAGAACAAATTGATAATCTTAATTTGGGTGGGTTAGTTCCCGACACAAAAATGTTCTTTGAGGCAGAGAGAACAGATGTAGAAATTGAACTTACCAAAGAGGACTTTGCCCGTCCTGTATCAGTTCCCCCAATTACATCAAATCCAAACCAATTAAGTTTTGGTGATGACCCTGAAGGGACTTACATATCAAGATACATCTATGTTGTTGATACATCATTAGGTGCTCCTTTGATTAGAACCTCAAGAGCTCTGTGCCGTAAGATGATATTGAATAGTCGTGTATACTCCAATTCAGACCTTCAGAGTATCTCTCAACAACTTACTTCTTCATCAGATAGTTTCCGTTTGGTTGCTCGTCCAAGAACAGCACCAAGTGTGGATTTTAAGACCTACAAATCTGGAAAGTTCTGTAGACACAAGTGGCAACAAATTGACTTCCCTATCAAACAGGGACAGAACTTTAATGATGTATTAGCATCAATTCCTAACAAGGTTCAACCAGCAATTGCTAAAGGTGAGAGAGTTGAAATGATTGGTAGACCATTCGTATCAGAGTGGAGTGTAATACCGCCAGTATCATCTCAATTCTCAAAACAAGACGCAACAGAACCAATTGCTTTCCATATGGGACTATTTGTATACCCTACAAGATTTGGAGCAATGTTGGCTGAACCAACATCACAAACACTTACCAAAGTAAAATTGTGTTATGACTATGGATACGGAGAACCAGGAGACATCTACCCAATCCCATCACAAGAGTGTGTTGAAGGTTGGTGTGCTGCGGACATTTACCCTGAATACTTTGAGGATACCGCAGATGTTATGGAGAAGTTTAAGGTAAGACATAGTTTCGCCAAAGTCCCTGATTACATCAGAGAAGCAGCACAAAGAGCTGTGGACTACGCAGAACAAAATGGTTGGGGTGATTGTGGAACAGATGTGGGTAAACAAAGAGCTCACGATTTGGCTAGAGAGGGTCAGGAGCATTCACTTGAAACTTTGACCCGTATGTATTCCTATGGAGCAAGACATAAAGTAGATTATGAAAGTTCCAAATCTATTGAAGAAGGTTGTGGATATTTGATGATGTTGAGTTGGGGTTTCACCCCATCAACTTACGACCAAGCAATGAGTTATTTGGAGAAGGAGATTAAGAAAGGAACAGAGATGAATGTGGCGTTCTCATCAAACGAAATGAAGGGTGATATTACCGCTGTTGTATTCCAACCAAATCAAAAGATTTATCGTTATGATACGGAAACCAATTCCCCCTACTTTGTGTTTATGAGTAGAGAGACAATCCGTAAAATGTTGTTGAAGTTTTCAAGACAGAAACAAGGTAAAGGTGGGGTTGTAAATCTTGAGCATTCAGGTATGATATTCGCACCTGATGATGTGTATACCTACGAGAACTGGTTAGTTGGTGATGACCCTGAAAAAGATAAGTCGTTTGAGTTATTTGGTAGAACCTTTGAGCCAGGAACCTGGATGACTACCATTCACTTCAAGGACAAAAGAATGTTTGAGGACTTTGTATTAAGTAATAAAACTCAAGGGGTAAGTTTGGAAGGAATGTTCCAAGAAATACCATTCAACTTTTTTGATGTTAAGGAAAGTTTTATTGACCCAAGACCAGGTGAAGACGAAAGTGAGTTCATCGGTCGTTGTGCTTCATCAGATACAATCATAAATGAATATGATAATGAGCAACAAAGATTAGCAGTTTGTTATTCATATTGGAGAGATAAGTTTAACTTTCCTGAAGGGACTTGTTGGGAAGGTTATGAACCTATCGGAACAAAAATCGTAGATGGTAGAGAAGTGCCAAATTGCGTTCCAATTAAAGCAAAGAAAGAAATGGAAATAAATACTAAAGGAATGGGTGATTATTTAGACCCCGATAAAAAGGATTTGGATACAAAGGCTGTGGAGAACTTTAAGCCTTACGATTGGGACAAGTGTATTTCAGACCAAACTAAAAGATATGGTAGTAAAGAAATTGCTGCCAAGGTATGTGGAAAAATCCGTAGTGAGAATATGGCTCAAATGGGTATTCACGATGGAGCACCATATTACCCCTATCCAGCTCAAGCGGCACAGGCAGGATTGAAAATTGGTTGTGAGGGTATACATTTTATGGAAGAGTATGGCTGGTTTCCTTGTAAAACCCACAAAGAAGCTGTTGATGGATTTGAGGCAGAAAATGTTATGAACCTATTTACAGAGATGTTAAACAAAATAAAAAAAGAGTTGTGATTTTTTCACACTATTTACTAATAAACAATAAAAAAAAATTACACTATGAAAAATATTGAAATCTTAAGAAAAGTCGCTGACTTGGTTGGTTTTAAGTTTAACTCATTATACTCATTTGAGGAAGTTGAATTAGAAGGTGGATTGGTTATTTCCAATCAAACCGAAGGAGATTTTCAAGTGGGTGATGTTGTTTCCTTAAAAAACGAAGACGGCACTTACACGATTGTAGGTAGTGGCACACACAAACTCCTTGATGGTAGAGTATTCATTACTGATACCGAAGGAAAACTCACAGAAATAAACGGGGGTGAAACCGAAGAAAAAGTTGAAGTTGTTATTGAAGCGGCTGAAGTCCCTGTTGAAATCAAAGATGAGGTTGTTGATGTTATGACCCCCGATGTTGTATCTGCGTTAGTAGACGCACTTACACCAGTCGTTGAAGAATTAAAAATGTTAAGTGAAGAAATGAAGAAACTGAAAAAAGATTATGAAGGTTTCAAGGCTTCTTCAGCTTATCAACCTCTAAAAGAGGATAAATTAGTTTCATCTAATTTCACAGACCACAGATATGAGCTGTTGAGAGAGATGAAAGAAAACCTAAAAAAATAAAATAAAATAAATTACAATTATGAAAAAGTTTAATTTTGACTTTGATACAACTGCTATGGCTGATTACCTCAATGCTAACGCAGATTTGTTATTACACAAAATCGTTATGGATACAATTGAGGCACAAATGTATAAAGTAATCCCTAACATAAAGTTTGGTGAACTTATCCCTGTTTTTGAGACGGGTGATATTGATACCATCGCATATCCTGGTAATGGTTGTTCGTTCACGGGCGGAACTATTGCTATGTCTGAAGTGGAACTTCGTGTCTGTCAGTATGTTATAGAAAAAAGTTGGTGTCCTGCCGATTTGGATAGAACGATAATGAGTATTAGATTGGCTCCTGGTTCTTACAACGAGAGCGTAGGTGCTGCTACTGAAGAAGCTTTCATCGCAGACATCTCTAAAAAGGCTAATGTTTATGCTTCAAGACGCTTCTGGAACTCTACTATCGCAGTAGAAGGTTGTAGTGGTGTATTAGAGCAATTAGAAAGTGTTTCTATTTCAGGTGATGTTGTAAATGTTGGCTATACCGCACTTACTCCGTCAAACGCAATTTCAATCACAAACCAATACCTATTAAATCTTCCAGACCCATTGAAAGTTGTTCCAACGATTATGGCGTTGACGCACTCTGATTTTCAAGCTTTACAATTAGCGCTTCGTGACCAGAACTTATTCAATTTCAACCCAGTAACACTTCAGAACGGACAAATGGTTATCCAAATCCCATTCACGAACACGATGGCTATTTCTTGTGAAATCGCTTCAGCTCATATGGTTTTGACTAACCCTGAAAACTTAATGTATGGAACTGACTTATTGTCTGATATTACATCACCAATTTCTTGGTGGTCTAATGACTTCCAACAGGTTCGTATGAAATTAGCAATGAAGTTGGGTGCTGCTGTAGCATTCGGTTCTCAAGTAGTTTACGCATCTTAAACATAAACCTCACTAAAAATTAAAACAAAAATATTATGAGTTCATCTACATATAACTGCTGTATTACCAACGGGTTAGAGCTCCAAAGCTGTGTAAACAACATTCCAGGTCTTGATAGCCTGTATGTCCTTACACCTGGCACAGGAACTACTTGTTCTTTGGGAAGTATCGCTTATTCAGGAACAGGTGAGGTTATTGGTTTAACCGCATCTACTACAGGAAACGAGTTCAAGACGCTTATTCAGGAACAGGTGAGGTTATTGGTTTAACCGCATCTACTACAGGAAACGAGTTCAAGAAAATTGATATTGTCCGTAATTCAAGCGCAGCTTTGAATGAAGCAACTTCAATCAACTTGGAGAGTTTGGGTTTCACATTTAATACCCAACTTGTCTTTACCATTCCTGGTCTAAATCAAGAAGCAACAAATCTTTACCAAGAAATTGTTAAAAATACGGCTTCTATCTTCATCGTTAAGTTGAAGACAGGTAAGTATTTCTTGGCATCACCTTCGGGAATGTTTATTGAAAGTGCTTCTGTGGCTTCAGGTTCTTTACCTGGTGATAGTCAATTATACACTATCACTCTTACATCAAACGAAACTATTTCAGTTCCACAAATTGATGTAGCACCAGGTCAAACTTTGACGGCTTGGTTGGCAGCTAATTCTAACATCGGTCTTGATAGAGAATAAAAAACACTAATCAACATAAGAGAGGGGGGACTATTCCCCCCTTTTTTTTGATTATATGGATTTAGAGGTCAATAAAAAAGTTCGTGTTCGTAGAGCAAATATTTATGTTTATTGTGATAGATATAAACTTACTCTGCTGACTTTAGATTTATGGAGTAATGAACTATTTATTGAGGTAGAGTTTTACAAGGATACAAGTTTAATTCTCACAAAAAATTATATTATACCAACACAAAAAGGTCGTATAGATGTTGATGTGGATAAAATTATAGAAGATTTACATAAAAGAATTATAGATGGCTGAAATCCAAAAATCTTTAGAAAGAACCCTTTTTCAAGGTCAATATGTGTTTAACTATGGGGGTTTAGTTCCCAACATTTTTGGTGCGGCACCATCACCAAGTCCAACACCTACGCCAACACAAACACCAACACAAACAACAACCCCTACCATAACGCCAACACCGAGCACAACTCCAACCATAACGCCAACGCCGACCACTACTCCAACTACAACACCGACCACTACTCCAACTACAACACCGACGATTACCCCAACGAATACAACTACCCCTACGATTACGCCAACGAAGACCCTTACCCCCACTCCTTCTTCAACACCTATAACATTCACAACTGAATACACGGCAATCCTTACAAGAGCATCGGGATTGGGATACGCAGCACCATCTTACTCACAACAAGTATTACAGAACCAACTTGTAGTTGACTTAAAAGCCGCTGGCTATTGGACTAAATTGGGTAATATGTATATCTTTAAGGTTGATTTAACCGCTGGTGGTAGTTCAGCATTCACCCTTATAAATTGGATTACACCAGCAAATACAATTTCCACTTTAAGATTTAATACGGGAGGAGTTGTTCCTCCAACGCATGTGTCGGCAGGTTGGAGATTTACCAACGAAAACTATATCCAATTGGGTAGTAATTCAGCGAGCGTAAATAATATTAGCACCACAACTCTTAATAATAGTGAAGGAACTTATGTTGCCGCTTTTGTTGCCAATTCTTCATCGGGAACTAATGCGATGTGGAGCACGAATAATAACTCTTGGAACCAGGCAAAATACAATTCAACCACAGCACATAACATCTTTAGGGGTATTGGTTTGACTTCTGCTTATGACTTCACGGGTATTGGATTTAAGGCAGCTACGATTGACGGGCAAACTTCAGCTGATACAACTATCATCTTCACAAATGATGTGGCACAAACAACAAAAACCAAAACAGCTGTTGATGTTGGAGTTGGGGGAGGTCAAATGAACCTTAACTTTAATGGTAATGATGCCACCTCAAGTTTCAGTTGGACTTCTGGTTTTTGGTTCTTCGGTTCTGGTTTATCATCGGGAGATATGCCAGGTTTCCAATCTATCATCACAAATTATATGAACGCATAAGATGTTATACATTCAACAAAACGCAACGAACAATCTTTTTGTCTTGGCTAGTGAGTTTAAGACATTAGCAAATCCAACTTATCTTTGGAGATTACAAAACTCACAGAGTAAGGAAAGCTACACTTTTATTCCTGAAAATGTTAGTTCAACTTACCCATCAGCTTATGCGTCAAAGTATGATGTGTTTTCGTTCAATACATTCTTGAGTGGTGCGACAAATTATATTTTCAGTGCGGGGACACCTGTAAACTTACACCTCAAAAACGAAAACCAATATTGGATTGGTGTTTACGAACAAGCATCACCAACAAACTTAAATGTAAATCTTACCTATGAAAAATTGGTTTCATCATTAGGATTTATCTTTGTTGATGAAAACTTGGAATATTACACAGGAAACACAGCGAATACTGCTAATAATGTAATTTACTATAATGTTTCATCTACACCAAATCCTACAGCATCTATAACTCCAAGCCCGACCCCTACCAAAACAACCACACCAACGATTACTCCGTCAATTTCCGCATCCCCTACTCCAACAAAAACACCAACCACAACCCCGACCAATACTCCAAGTATTACTCCATCGGTTAGTCCAACCAAGACACCGACATCAACTACTACGCCTACTACTACACCAACTCAAACTCCTACCACCACTCCTACTAACACGCCTACATCGTCTCTAACACCTTCAATTACTCCTACCAATACAACGACACCAACGACCACCCAAACTCCTTCTATAACTCCTACAAACACTATCACACCAAGTCCAAGTGGTAGTCCTGGTGCGAGTTCTACTCCAACTCAAACTCCTACCACCACTCCTACGAATACTCCAAGTATTACCCCAACGGAAAGTCCAACACAGACGCCGACCTATACTCCTACCAATACCCCAAGTATTACTCCTACGAATACTCCAACGACTACACCTACGGAAAGTGTTAGTCCTACTCCTACGCCTTCTATTACCCCAAGTATTACACCAACCCAAACCACAACAACAACACCTACGAATACTCCTACCGAGAGTTTAACTCCTACGCCTACGATTACTCCTACCAACACTCAAACCCCTACGGAAACCCCAACTAATACTCCTACTTTAACTCCAACCGAGAGTGTTAGTCCTACACCTACGCCTTCTATTACCCCAAGTGTTAGTCCAACAACGACAATAACACCATCGGTTAGTCCTACGGAAACTCCAACTCAAACCCCTACCAATACACCGAGTTCAACTCCATCAACTTTTGATTGTTCGTGGTCTGCGATTACGGAATGTTGGTCTTGTAATTCTAACACTTGGAGTGAGTGCGACCCAGTCCCTCCATTTAGTCCAACTCCTACGCCTACGATTACCCCTACCAACACTCCTACGCCTACGATTACCCCTACCAACACTCAAACCTCAACACCTACTCAAACACCAACCACAACTCCAACTCAAAGTTCATATCCATTATGTCCCGAAGAGTTTATTGTATCAAGCTCAACACTATCTACATTACAAAATGGTTCGTATTTAAGACAATATGAAATTAGTGGTTCAAGTGCTCCATACGCTTACGCAGTCCGTAGTGGTTCAACTCAAGGTCATATTGTAATTGGTGCTAATGGGGTTGATTTATATCCAGTATATCAATTAAACGATGGTGGATTTTATTATACTATTTTATCAAGTTATGACCCATCTAATAATTGGTTAGGTTGGTATTCTCAAAAACAATCAACAAATATTCTTACATCTGGTGTAAGTTGGAGTGGTAATAGTGATTTTATTACTTTTGGATTTAATGGTATTGGTGGTAATGTTTATTATCCGCCAGTCGGCGACCAAACAACCGCATACCTTTCATACCCTGCGGTATGTCCTACCCCAACTCCTACTTCATCACCATTGCCTATTAGTCCTACCCCAACTCCTACTCAAACTCCTACTCAAACTCAAACCCCAACTCCATCACCAAGTCCAGCTGTGCCTTTGGTATTTTCAGTATCATCGGGAGCAACTCAAAATGAAGCTTGTAGTGGGGTATGTTATTTTAATGTATATGCTTTAGATTTAGGTAATTGTGGTGGTTGTATTGGTGCTGGACTTACTTGTTGGGCTTGTTTAACCACATCACAACAAGTTTATCTTGACGCAGGTTTAACAACACTTGTTCCTAATGGTTATTACGCAAATGAAATGTCTTCGGGTAATTTCGGTAGTTGGTATATTGTTGGTGGTTTCCCTCAATCCGCAGGATTTGCTGGTTGTAGTGTATCAGCCGACCCCGATGCTGAAGTTTATTTAGCTGCTGTTGTTGCCGCTGGCGGAACTTTGGATTGTAATATTTCGGGAGCAACAAATGAATTATTTACATCACTAAAATCTTCGGGTCTTTGGAGTTTGTTAAATGTATTCTATCCAATACTGGGTGGAACATCAGCCTCAACGGCAATCAACGCAAAATCACCAGGAACTAAAGATATGACTTGGAGTGGTGGTATTACATTCGCTTCAACGGGGGTTCTATCTAATGGAGTGAATGGTTATGGTGATACTAATTTTAACTTGAATACCGATGGTGCCAATACGATTGGATTAGGTGTATATTCAAGAACCGACCAAAATGAAACTATAACAAGATTTGATATTGGTGCTACTGACGCTTCCCATAGGTCAAATATGAATATAAGAAGTTCCGCAAATATGTTAGGAACTATTAGTGATAATTTAGTAGGAATTACTTTTTCAGCTGTAAATAATCCTAGCAACGGATTTAATTTACTACAGAGAATAGATGCTGGTGATGTTAAAGGATATAGGAACGGAACTATATTAGCAACTGAAGTTATTGCGCTTGCGGGAAGACCTAACAGAACGGCATTCGTAATGGCTAATAATAATAATGGTAGTCCAAGTCCAAGAACCACAAGAGAATACAACTGGTTCCAAATTAGTAGTGTTTTAACTGGCGCTGAAGTATCCACATTAAACACACTTATAACTAACTTTAACACATCATTAGGTAGATTATGATATTAGTAGGAAAACTTACAGAATTACAGAAGACCGATTTGGAGGGACAATTAGTTCAACCCGATTGGTATTTCTATCCCGTTTTAGACGGAAACACACCTTCTAATTGGATTATATCCCAAGAAGAAATAAATGGGTCAATATACCCCCAAAACGAATGGGTAAAAAACTTACCCCTAATTGAATGGGTTGAGCCGATAATTATAGAATAAGAAATACACAGAATGGCAAATCTAGCACCATTACCAATCAACACATCATACCCTGGCGTCCTCAATTTAGAGACAGCAACTACGGGTATTACACAATCAATTCAAGCCCTACAAGATGGTCTTGGAAATAACACGGGAGTTAAAATCGCTGAAGACAGATTTGAGGGTTCTAACCTTTTTAATGTTTATAGACCAGCAGCTGCCAAATATTATGGTAGTGGTATTGGAACAACCACAACACCGCCAGCAGCATCACAGAATGTTTTAATATCGTCATACTTCTACGATAATGGTTTATACTCCTATTCAGCATTCACTATGAACTGCTTGACTTTGGGAGCAGGTGAAAGTGTTGATGTGGCGTTTTATAACGCACAATACAACGACACATACGGATATATCCCATATCAAAAGTTGAGTAATACGATAAACATTTCAGCAGCATCAACGGGATTTAAGACGGGGACATTCTCATCACCACTATCTTTTAGTGGAACTGGTCCTGGCTTCTATTTTATTGTTGTTAAAATTACTGCCGCATCAACTCCCGTTTCTCGTTTTGGGCAAATGGGTATAAATGCTAGTTTTTATTTTAGTAATGGTGTTTTAATGTGGAATAATGGTTTTGTAATAAACAACGCTGGAACTCAATATATCTCACCATTTAATACTGCGGCAACCAGTGCCACATCAATTGGAAATAACATATATTCAATTTCAACTTTCCCTACAACTTGGGCTGGTAGTGATAGTGCGACTTTGGTTTCATCAACATCAGCTGGATTTCCTGGATTTATTCTCCACACAATAAGATAATTTAACTATTTATAGAATATGGATATGAATAAATCACAAGACCTGAACTTTAAGACCTTCACCATTGATTACCGCATCAACAGAATTGATGTGCGTGAGAATATGGAGATTGAAACAAAAAATAAGCCTTGGGTATCTTGGGGAAATGTGAATAATGATTATCCACAATTCCTATTACAAATCAAGGAGAGCTCACCAGTATTATCAGTTTGTATTGATAGTAAAGTCAATATGAGTATGGGTGAGGGAGTAGAAATTGAGGGTATTGGAAACCCTATGATAAATCGTTATGAAAACCTTAACGAATTATATTATAAATTATTATATGATTTTTGGACTTTTGGAGGTTGGAGTTTAGAATGTATACCCAATAGGGAGGGGACTGGTATTGAAAGTATCTACCACATTCCTTTCCAAAATATCCGTGTTGGTAAGAAAGATTATGACGAACACGATAGAGAGATGGATTGGTTCTACTACTCTGAATACTGGCAGTTGCCAGTCCAAAATAAAAAGATTACCAAGTTTCACGGATTGGATTTAACCAAAAGAGGTGAAGCTAGACAACTCTACTATTGGAAACAATACACACCATCAGACAACAAACACTATCCAGTAACCCCTTATCAAGCGGGTATAAATGCTGCGGTGTTAGAAGCCGAGGTATTTGACTGGCACAAAAGAAACATTGCCACATCTCTTATGCCGAACTTATTTGTGTCTTTGATTGGCGACCCTACCCCTGAAGAAAAAGAAAGCGTCTACGATGAGCTAATCAGGTCGTATCAAGGTAAGAACGGACAGAAAGTAATGTTAGCATTCTCCAATACCGCAGAAGAGAGACCTGAAATCCAAACCATCTCAAACCAAGCAAACGATACTTTCTACACAGAGGTATTACAAATGTGTATCCAAAGTATCCTTACATCTAATCAAATCTCGTCGCCCTTATTATTGGGCATTCAGACTTTTGGAAGTAATCCATTTAGTCAGAACGCAGATGAGTTGGTAGTTGCCACAAAACATATGTTAGCTATGGTTATTGAACCAGCCTTGAGAAAAATAAATGTTGCTCTTGAGAATGTCTTAACACTAAAATACAACAGACCTGTTAAAATTGTGAATAAACTTGTAGTTCCTAATTTCGCTGCGTAATGGCATATGTTTATTATATTGACGAGAGTTTCGTAAGGGAAAACCTCCCTATTGATTACTCATTACTGACTGGTAATATCATACCAGCCTTAAATCAAGCACACCTAATCAACGCTCGTGATTTGGTCGGTGATAGAATGTTTGATAGAATGAATGAATTGATTACAAGTGGAGACATTTTATTACCTCAATATGCGGATTGGAAGTTTGTGTTAGACCAATACTTACAGAATGTTGTGTTGTATTGGACGGGTGTATATCTTACCAATAACTTGTTAGCAAAGTATGCCAACAAAGGCATACAACAAGAAAACACAGAGTTTAGTGTTCCTGTAGATTTAGCGGTTTGGAGAACTCTAAAGAACCAAATGGAAGATTTGGCTACTTACTACTCACAAAGAGCAAATGATTGGTTGTATTGGAACCAGAACCTCTACCAGCCGTATTATACCTATATGATTACAAATGGACTTCAACCTGCTGACCCTCGTGAGAAGTTTAGAAATGGTGGATTAGTATTAGGTAGAAGATTAAGATATAGTTGGAATAACCATTGTTGGTATTAAGATTATGAATGATTACTTACCTATCTACAAAAGAGGTGAAAGCCTAATCGGTTATATGTCCCGTTGTTCTTCTCAAAGGAAAATGGTATTAGCTCTCAAAGGAAAATGGTATTAGCAGTTCCAAGTGCGAAGGACAGAATGAATATCTGTGGTAATCACGCAGAACAAATTAGAGTAGCAATCTCACAACCTTTCAAGGAAGAAAAAAAGAAATCTTAATATTTCTCGTTAAGTGGTTTCTCAATAACATCAAGAGTTTTCCACTTTCCGTAATCTTTACTTGGGTCTTTCATTCCAATCCCAATTTTAGTTATGTGTCCTCTTGAGACACCATATCTCTTGGCAATCTGTGCGTGAGTTAAACTTCCTTGTAATAGGAGTTTCTTAATGTTTCTTACTTGAGTAAATGATAGTTTGATTTGTGGCATAGTTTAATTATAGTATATTTAGGAACATCAGTCAAGTTCCTATAATAAATATTATTTTCATATTTTTTTTGTAAGGGTATTGAAACTTATTTTTGATTTCATATATTTATTGATGTTAGGGTTGAAATACTCTAACTCACTTGAAGGTAATTCAATGGACTTATACCCTTCTACCTCAAAAGACACTAGTAGTTCTTTAGAGAAAGTGATAAGAGACCTAGTCAAATAACCATTATTACAAATGGGGGACTAGGGGGACTTATCACCTTCCTTAAATCCACTAATAATTTATTAAGTATCTAGTAGAATATAATTTACTAGCTAATCAAATAGATTATAATTTATAAAAGACATTATTACTTAAGTCCGTAAACTATTGGTAATAAAAAGAAACCTTAACTAAAACTAGTTAGGGTTTTTTTATTTTATAGTATATTTATTATTCAAGGGGGAGTTGGTTTTCATTTTACTTTTTTAACATTAGTAGAGTTTGGCTTATCTTTTTTTTACAACTCCCCTTTTTATAACCTATGGAAAAAGAACCTGATTATTTATTAGTAAGAAGAAAACGAGTTGACCCCAACGGAGAGTGGGAATACGAATGCCATAATTGTGAGTTGTGGCTTCCAAAGGGAAGGTTTAGAGGGTGTGTAAATTATATTGACGCATATGGTAATTGTTTGATGTGTTCGTCCTGTAGAAGTAAAATATCTCGTCAAAAAGCAGTTGTTAGTGAGAAAGAGGAAGTTGAAAGAATATTGGTCGGTATTGGATTTTACAAATACAAAGATAGTGATGATTGGTTCAAGGCTAAATTAAAACAACACAACAAAGATATTTAAGTATATGGATATAATGCTAACGGGGTTGATAACCTTAATTACAACATTCTTGGGATACTGGTTTGGTTCAAGAAAAACAAACGCAGAGACGGACAAGATTATTATAGAAAATGTTAAAGAATTGCTAGAGGTATATTCTTCAACTATAAATGACCTTAAAATTGAAATCAGAGAACTCAAGGATAAAATTGATGACTACGAAAAACAGATTGATAAAATGTCTAAAGAGTTATCTAACTTCAGAAAACACTATGACTTTGTCCCGTCAAATAGAATAGAACGCAATGAGAAACTTTAATATGGAAGAAATAGAAGTGAAGGAGTTGTTTAACATTCCAACAGAAGATAGGGTTGCCCTTATTGAATGGGGTGTTGATAATGTTATTGAGAATTGCCAGAAATTGTCTAAAGTTACTGGTGAGAAAACTTCCAAACTATTGAATGAAACTCTATGGAAATATGAGTTAAGGGTTAAAGAACTGGCTGAAGAGGAACAATACGAATTATCTTATTATTTCAACGAACTCATATGGGGAGTTCACAGAAGGTTAGGAGACATAAAAAAAAATAAAGGAGAAGAATAAGATGGGTTGTGGTTGTAAGTTATCGCCATTAGAGAAAGTTGATAAACGCATTCAAGTAGTGGGTTTCAATAGATTAGCAGTGTCTGAAATTAGATTGATAGATAATTTCATACAGAATAAATTGGGTCAATCCCCAAATACTCCACAAGATAGAATTGATTTGTATGGAAGAGCAAAACAAACCAATTAAAAAAGCCTATATCTACTCAAGGGAAGATAAGAACAGACACACTACAAAACAAAAACAGCAGTGTCTGCTCAATAAATTAGCTGAAGGTAAGTCAGTAAGGCAGTCAACCCAACTATGTGGGTGTGCTGAAAAGTCGTATTACCGATGGAAGAAATACGATGAGGAGTTTAAGGAAGCAATAAATGAGTATTTCCAAATTGAACTAGAAATGGCAGAGGAGATACTAAAACAATCAATTACTGATAATCCAAACCTCCTCCAATTTTTCTTAAAGAATAGGCACCCTGACTATAAGGTTAAACACTCAATAGACATCAACCATAAAGGTCTAGATACTATTGAGGTAAAGATTATATTGCCTGATAATTACCCAGCTGCTACGCCAAGTCCTGAAAGTTAGGTTCTCGCCATTTTCCTAACAGGACATTATATTGGGTAGTTTCGTAGGGGGGATTTTTTTTAGTCCCCCCTTTTTTATTTTATAAATGTTCCTATATTTATATTAAATCAAAAATATGAAGAACATTACATTTTATGTTAGACCCTTTGCCACCCAAGAGATTTCTGTAATTTTAGAGGATAATGAGTGGGCACCATTCCAAGAAAGAATTGACGATGGTGAGAGTATTGAAACAATCTTTGATGACTTATGGGAAAGTGGTGAAAGTTTCCATTACGGGACAACAACAATCAATCAACCTGAATACGCATACGATGCCCAAATAAGTGATTGTGATTGTAATAAACCCAAGAGTTCACTAACCAGAAAAGAAGAGGGGGACTTATCGTGATTGGCGCTTACAAACTTAACGAACAAGATGTGAAAGAAATGAAGCATCTTTTTAACACAACACAACTCACTAACCGAGAGATTGCTAAATTGTATAATGTATCATCACAGCATATCTGTCGTATAAGGAACGGAAAAAGATGGAACGATGAGATTAGAAGCTTCACTATGAAAGATAGTGTAAGACCTATCCTATACCCTCAAAACAATATGGAGATAATCTTTGATACAACCACACAAAGACCTGTCCCAAAGAAAAAAACTTTTTTTCAGAGAACCTGCCGCTCGTTAGCAATTTTCTTCTTATCTTTGTCGTAAATCTAAAAACTTAAAATTATGTCTATATCACAACAAAACATTTTCTTGGGGGTGAACGAGGTTCACACCCTTCAACTACCTGACGACAGCCAATATTGTTTCGTAGGTATGGAAGTTCAAGGTAGAGTAAAACCTGAACCTGATAACATCGTTCTTATTATGTCTCAAGAACAGATTTATGAAATGGCTGACTACTTCCGTAAAAGAGATAACGAGAAGAAGGATATACACCAGTCCATCATTAAATCCCTTTTAGAGAAGTCAAAAGAACTCAACCTTAATATCTTTACCCCAAGTCCAAATGAATGGTCTATAGCAAACGAGAAGGGTTATTTTGGGTTCACCTATAACGAGGCATTCGTGGCTGATGGTAATGGTAAGGTTATTAAGACCAACCAAGATGTAGAAGATTTTTTTAGTTTCTTTAATTAAATTGTTCTTATAGGAACTTGACTTAACAAAAATCATTACTATATTTTAATTATGAAATTAGAACAAATAGTAGAAACGGCTTACAGAGCAAAGCCCGAGACCATCGCATCAAATGATTTGTTGTGGGTGGAAGTATCAAAAGCTCTATGTATACACTATGGTATCAGAACCCTTGATGATTTTTTCCTACATATCTTGGGGGGTAAAATACCAACATCACATACCTTGGCAGCAACCATTACTATTGTGAGAAAGAACAATCCTGATTTAGTCCCAACTGAAGAACAGAGAAGATTAAAGATGGAAGTTAAACAACGATACATCAACGAATATAAAAACGCTTAATACTATGGGACGCACTAAAGAATTATTTGAGGAAATGAACTTACAGGAATTGATTATGTTTCGTTTGAATAACGAAATGGAAGATGATGACTACCAGTATCAGTTGTGGAGAGAACAGAAACTTCAAGACGAGTATTCGGCTTACGAAGAACACCTATCAGATAAATATTAAAAAAGTTCTTATAGGAACTTGACTGATTAAATATCTTGTAGTATATTTGATGTATGAAAACAAAACAACAAAACAAAATGGGACAGACAATAACAATAGACGGCATCTACGACACACTTGTAGATTATTTTGGGGGAGACAGAATTGAAATGATTAGAAAGTATTTCAAGGAAGACACCCAATCTTTTCACGAACACCTTATGAAACAACATAAGATATTCTTAAAACTTACGAGTGAAGCAACACCTATGAAGATTACCAAGAATGATACAGGAGCAGCAACAATTAAATCGGGTTGGTAATAATAACAACGGGGGTAGAAATACCCCCTTAAATAGTCAAAAATAAATAAAATGGCAAACAATAAAGACAAACAAATCGCAACACAATCACAATTAAAACTCACATTAGATTGGGCTAATTCTTGTGGTAAATGTCTAACTCTCAAAGAACTTGTTTCAATTTCAGTAGTCCTTGTTGACTATGTAGAAAATGGATACTCCGCAGCACTTGGAGAAAGGTTTGAGAAAATTGAGGAATACCTCAACACAAAATAAAAACAATAGTGCTCCCTATTGTCCCCACCCTAAAAAAGTGGGGTTTTCTTTTTATCCCTAAACCATATATTTATCTAACTCTGGGGATAGAAATATATGGTAGTAGAAGCATCAGAATTATACTTAAAAATTGACGAAGCAGTAAAGTCAGGAAAGAGGTTGATATCCTTAAGGGGCTCATCTCGTTCAGGGAAGACCTATCAAATCATTACCTATTTGATACTTCAGGCAATACAGAAACACACAACTATTACGATTGTAAGGGATACCCTCGTTTCAATTAGAAACTCTGTCCTGATTGACTTTATTGATGTGATGGATAAGATGGGATTTTATAACCCTGATAACTTCAACAAGAGTGAGGTTGTTTATAAGTTTGATAATGGTAGTTTAATTCGTTTCTTGGGGGCTGAAGATGGAGGTAAACTTCGTGGAATGAAACAGGATATTGTATTCATCAACGAGATTACAAATGTTGGACTTGAACCATTCACACAGCTCAATATGAGAACCACTGGTTTTATTGTTGCGGACTACAACCCAACAGAACAAGACGGGTGGTATTGGTATGAACTTGAAACCCAAGAGAACGCACAACTTATTATTTCAACCTACAAACAGAACCCATTTTTAGAGAAGAGGGTTGTGGAGGCAATTGAGAACCTCAAGAACCTTGACCCTGAAATGTATGAGGTCTATGCTCTCGGTAAGAGAATTAAACCAAGAGAGACCATCTTTGTGAATTGGGAAGTGGTAAGTGAAGCCCCCCGTTATTCCAAGATGTTAGGAGTAGGTTTAGATTGGGGATATAGTCAAGATGAATGTGCGTGTGTGTGGGGTCTTATCAACGAACCAGACAACATCATTTATCTCAAGGAAGTATTCTATGAGAAGGGATTACTTGTTGATGATATTGCCTATAAGTTAGAAGAAGGTGGTATACAAAAAACCTTTGATATTGTTGCCGATAGTTCAGAACCTCGTATGTTAGAAGAATTAAGAAAGAGGGGATATAGAAAGATTGTCCCTGTGAAGAAAGAAGCTGGTTCAGTTCTGTTTGGGATAAACCTGATGAAACAATACAAGATACAGATTGACGAGAAATCAACCAATCTGATTGAGGAGTTTAAGAACTATAGGTGGGCTAAAGACCGCTCAAACAACATAACATCTAAACCGATGGGCAAAGACCACTTGTTAGATAGTAGTAGGTATTTGATTTCACAGATGGCATATAAACCAAAAACAAAATACTCATTTGTATAAAAATGGAACAACATTTATTTAATGGAGACAGCGCAGATGTCTTAAAAGAACTCAAAGATAATAGTGTGGATTTACTAGCCACAGACCCCCCATACGGAATTGAGTTTATGGGGAAGAGTTGGGATAAGGTATTACCCCCCAAAGAGATATGGGAGGAATGTTATAGGGTATTAAAACCTGGTTCATTCATCGCAGTAATGTCCTCACCAAGAAGTGATGTGTTGTATAGAATGATTAAGGACTTGGAAGATGCGGGGTTTGATATGTCCTTTAGTCCTATCCTATGGACTTACCATACGGGGTTTCCAAAAGCGTCAGATGTTAGTAAGATGATTGATAAAAGGGGTGTTGATTTAGGTGATAAGTATGAAGGTAGTAAATTAGGTTTCCAACCAAAACCTGCCGTGGAACATATCATTATTGGTATGAAACCACACGGGTCAAAAAGTTATATTGATAATGTATTAAACTTTGAGGCATTACCAGATAATATCAAAATGACTTATCCTTTTATTCAGGTTCCAAAACCAGCAAAGAAGGAAAAGATGTTAGGAACTGATAAGACAATACACCCCACCATTAAACCTGTTAAACTAATGTCCTACATCATCACCTTATTCACAAGGGAAGGGGATTGGGTAATTGACCCGTTCTTGGGTAGCGGAACAACTGGTTTAGCATCAAAACTTATCAACAGACATTTTGTCGGTATAGAAAGGGAAAAAGAATACTTTGATATATGTGAGGAAAGATTATCTGTTTCAAGGGAAGAATTGGTAAAGTTCTTTAAGATGGAAAAAGACACACAGACAAAGTTGGAATTATGAGATACTCAAAAGGTGTAATGTGGTTGGATGATTGTAGAATACCATTTAACGCAGATGATAAGTTTGATATTAGAAGGTATAATGAATACCACGATACATTTAGTTCTTATGAAGATAGGGGTTCTGCTGAAGGAAAGTATATTGTAAATGAACCAAATACTCAAGGTAGGTTCACCCCAAACCTACTGGTATGTGATGATATGTTAAATGATGGAATAAAACCAAACAAGGGTCATAGGGCTAAAGGTAAAGTTAGTGGTTATGGTGAGTTTGGTGGGGGTAAGAGTGAGTATCACGGAATAGGTGAGTATATGGAGGTTGATAGTAAATCAAGATACTATGACCTTGATATGTGGTTTAATAAAATGATAGAGAAGTTATGAAGATTAAAGTAAACTCAAGAGGGGGGAATAAGAAGTATGAATATGACTACAAGATTATTTATACTGATGAAGAAACCCATAAAAGAATTAAAGATTTTTCCTTAATTAGAAGGGTTAAAATCACAGATGGAATAAAACAATTATTAGATTTTTATGAAAAAAAGTCAGAGTGTCTCTGCCAAAAAAGAGAAGCGTAAAATCTCAAGAACAGGTATTCACGCAAAAACAAAGAGCTCAAATCACAAGGGCTCAAAACACTATAAAAAACAATCAAGAGGACAAGGATAATGGAAGTCGTATTAGGTAAAAAAACATATGAGGTTAAACCAGTAACCATCAGACAATATAAAGAACTTGAAGCTAACGCTCAAATTAGTGATATAGATTTAATCCATATGCTTACAGGTGCTAGAAAAGAGGACATCATCAAAGCACCTATGGCAGAGGTTAAGTTCGTAGCTGCTGTATTAAAGAGTGAGTGGGGAGCAGAGTTAGACAAAACCCCTTTAGAACTTACAATAGAGTTTAACGGGAAACTATACGGGTTGATTAAACCCTCACAGATTTCCTATGGTGAGTGGATAAACTTGGAGGTGTTTATGGCTCGTTCACCTGTGGATATTGTATTGTTAGCAACACATCTTTACAGACCACAAACATCAGATAAAATCGGTGATGAAAGAGAACTGATTGATTATGACTTGGGGGAATGCCAGTTAAGAATGGAGGAGTTTATGGACTTCCCAATCAGGTCAGTAATGTCGGCGCTTTTTTTTTTAACAACTTTCGCACAAGAACTTATAAAAACTTCCCTATCCTTTACGGAGACCAAGATGAAGAACGACCAAAAGAGGAGCGAAAGTCAACCCCACAAGAAGTAGTCCAATCGGTCGTGGATTACTATTACCAATCTTTAATGTTATGTGCTCAAGATACAATATTAAATGTGTCCCCCATTTTAGCATTAAATCTGATGGAGGTATTATCGTATTTATCTTATAGATTGGATAAAGCAAATAAAGAACGGCAAAAACAAAATAACACAATCACATAATGACTTATACAGACCAAATACAATTATTCTACGCATTCGCAATACAACACCCGTTATTGAAGACAAGGTCTTGGGGTAATTTAAGTGATTACTCAAGGGAGGATTATATTACGGAGTATCCTGCGATACACTGCGTTCCCCAACCAAGTAGTATAGATAACACTTACACAACATTTAATTGGACTATTATGATTTATGATTTGTTGAATGAGTTTGTGGGAGTGGAAGCACAATCAAACCAGTTAGATAGTTTGTCTCTGTGCCACGAAATCTTAAATGACTTTTATGCGTTCTTTACAAATCAACTTACAGGTTGTGGATTTTACCTTCAACAACCAGTTCAATTTTCCCCGTTCATAGATAGGTTCAAAGAGGCAGTGGTTGGTGTTGAAGCAAACATTACAATCATAGCAGAACAAACAGCTTGTTTACCTGATAATCCAAATCTTTGCTATACATCGGTGTAATGATTGAAAACTTCTTAAATGATGTTGGTGGGTTTCTTGTTGAGAAGATTAGGGAAGAAATCCTAACCAAAAGGGATAGGTTTAGCAAATCCCCAAGATTACCTAAAAGACCACCAAGATATAATTTTAGTTCCAACTTTACAGAGGGTTCTTTATACAAGTCAGTATCATACACCATTCAGGACGGAGAGATATTTGTTCTAATGAATGATTACGGGGTTGACTATGTATTTGGGACAGGGTCAAAACCAAGAAAACCATTACCAAAAGCCGTAGTTGAAGGACAACTTAAATTATGGGTAATAAACAAAATGAAAATCCCCGCAGCAAAAGCTAAAGGGGTTGCTTACGCAGTATCAAAAAATCTATCAAAAAGGGGTTATGCTGGTTACGCATTATTTCAAGAGGACTTTACAAACGACACATACGACTATGTGAATAACTTAATGGAAAGACCCGAATATGTGGACGCAGTTTTAAGAGAAGAATTGGGAGACATATTTGATAGAATAAATCTTATCGGAAGAGAAACATACAATATAGCCATCGGACTATGATTACATTTTTAGCACAACCAAACCCAATAGAACCAGTTTACGCAAACTTGGTTTTTCAATTTATATCAACAGCAGCAACAGACCCATCGTATTACAAATATCGTTATGTGGTAGATGTATTCACAAATGAAGGTCAAGTAGCTCAACTCAAAATAACACCATCATCAGAGGGTTGGGGTCAGATTGATTTATCCCCAATTTTAATGAACTACACTAACTCCAATTTAGCAAACAAAGGTTGTAGTGGGGACACCTCAATTCACTTGGCTGCTTGGGGTTATTTAGAAAACAATATGTTGGGATACTCCATTATGGTTGGTGAAGAATATGCCACAACT